TTACCGCCGCAGTCGTTCCGGCTTCTTCCACTGGTAAGTATTTTTCGCGCTCTCCCTCCGTTGTTGAGAACGGCGACGGTATGCCAGCAACTCAAGGACTCTGGTTCGTATGTTGCGCATATCCACGCCGTTAAGCTCAATACCATCACGGCGCATCACCTCAGCAACAACACGCGCGTAATTTTCAGCGGTGACTGTATCCGGCTGCGCGGCCTGTTCGTCAGCCAACTGGCTGATTCCACCAGCACAGCGGATTAATCGCAGTATTTCAGATTCGGTCATTATCATGCCTGTTTTGCGACCTCATTCACTACGTCATTTTTTACCATCCGGCTGATAATCTGATTACACAAATCGTCAATAATTGACTGCACTCTGTTTACTGCCATCGGTTTAAGCCCGGCATCACGTGCCAGAATATTGGGGAGTTTTGCCAGTTCCTCGCTTACGATTTCCCCCCATATAGCCATCTCTTTTCGCACATCATCGGCGGGTATGAGTTGCGCCGTTTCCTGTTCGAACTTGAGGCGTTCACGTTCGGACTGATACCAGGCCTTACGGTCATGTGGCTCCATTTCTTCCAGTGATGCCGGAACGGGAAGATCAAGAAAACAGGTCAGAATGTCAGTCACCCGATAGAGTTTCAGCTTGTCATGCCCTCCGGCTGGCTGGATGTTTTTCAGCCTTGCCGCCGCAGTCTGACGACATATTCCCGCTATCGCCGCCAGTTGATTAATGTTCAGCATCAGATTTTTCAGTTCTCGATCCATACCCGCTCCAGAATGTTTTAAACATGCATCTTGCGAACAACTTTCAGAAGAGGTCAAAAAATGCGCTATATGTTGAGCATAAAACAAGCAAAATTAACATGCCAAAAATAAAAATACTTAAAATTCAATACAATATGAAGATGATGATGACGAATGAAAATGCAAAAACCAGCCTTTTTCCGCGACGCTCCCGCCCCGTGGCAGGCCACCTCACCGGGAGGACCCACCCAAAAAAGGCGACTGTCACTATTGTTTATGCTCCATGAGCGACAAAACCGCCCGCAGGCGGTTTTACATAAAACGTTTTGTATCAGCGACCAATCACCACAATCTGGCCGCCATCCCCTTCATCTGCCGTGCTGATCTCTTGCGAAATCACCCGCGACCCGACGCGCATTTCACCGTACAGAACAGGCACAACATTGCCCTGGGCAACCATGTTATCCAGAGAGGAGAAATAGGTGTTCTGCTTACCGTTATCCGTGGTGCTGGCTGTTGCTGTGCTGGCTTTCGGTGCCAGCATCTGTGCAACACCACCAAGTGTCATCGCCGCCCCCATTGAAAAGAGAATGTCACTGAAAGCGATACTGATTCCTGGCATCCAGATTGCCGTAGCAATCAGCGCCGCACCAAGCACCGCCTGAAACACGCCGCCACTTTTGGCACCAGCCAGACGCGGTACGATGTGGATCACGGCACCATTTTCCAGCGGTTCATTAAGACGGGCTGATAATTCGTTTTCGCCTGTATCACGCCCGGCAATACGCACCTGATACCAACCATCGCTCAGTTTCTGACGAAACGCTGGGATCTGCATGGCCAGCGCCCGGATGGCTTCGGCCCCCGTTTTCACATGAAGATCGATGCGGCGGCCAAATCGTTGTAAATCCCCGTAAAGGCAGATGCGTGCCATGCCCGGTGACGCCAGAGGGAGTGTGTGCGTCGCTGCCATTTGTCGGTATACCTCTCTCGTTTGCTCAGTTGTTCAGGAATATGGTGCGGCAGCTCGCCGCCCCACGTGTTCAAAGTACCGCCTTGTTGTCATGCTCCATTCGATTTCAGCAATCCACGATAATCGAGGGCCGCGACACCTGCATCTATGCGCACCTTCCAGGCGACACCATCAACAGTAAAGCCCACCTGCTCCTCAAGATATGGCGTATCCATACCATCAAGATAAGCGACTTCTATTGTGTCCATCCCCTTAGCTGCGGCTACATACCATTCCTTGCTATTGGCCTTATCAAGACGTGGCTCAACAATTACTTCTGCCATATCTTTCACAACGTTAATGATGCCGGGGTTCTGATTGATAGTGCCCTCATCACCAACCGGAAAGACTGATGACGATGACAGAATGGCGCGACGCGCGGCAGATTCCAGCGCGGCAGGGACCAGAACAAAAGCAGGGGTAATATTCAGCGAGTCGCCGTTAGCATCCTCCTGGAGGCGCATCAGCTTACGGGCTTCATCAAGCCCCACCATGTCCATATCCTTCGCAATAAGATTTTTATGATCGGCATGGAATAACGCTTTACCATCCGTAAACTTGCCGTTGCTGGTTAACAGGAGATAAACCAGATTGCCAACTGTTCTGGCGGCTGCGCGTCCCATCGCCATGGGGATTGTAGTTAACTGGGTCAGGTCATCGTTGATAATGGCCTGACGGGTAACGGAAAAAATATTCCCGTACGTGGCCAGCGCAATAGGTACACCTTTATCGCTGGTGGTGATGTATTTATATTCCGCACCTTCCGGTACTTTATCCAGCTTTGAAAAACCATTCAGACCAACGCGCTTTGCTTCATGAAAGTTTGAAAGCGAACCGGTACGCGTCCATTTCTGGAACGTTTCGCCGCTGTCCTGCCAGCCTTTCAGTACAGATTTTTCAGCCCCACCAGCCAGAATATGAGAAAAATCACTGCTGCTGTGTGTAAAAGCCGCATTAACAACCTGCGAGCGATTAATAAAACCACTCACAGTGATACCACGATCAACCAGTGATGCCTGGGCCATTTCAAAAAGGCTCATCATCGCGTAAGGGTTGCCTCGTTCAGGGCGTTCATACCCAAGACGGGAATAAAGTCCCTGACGAATTGCATCACCTGTTATGTTTCCGTTTCCGGCATAGATATGAGGCGGAGTATTTTTATTGGATGGCGTGGACTCGCGCCCCAGCTCGTTCAACAGCTTTTCACGGGCCATTTCCGGTGTACATGATGCATCTTCCAGACACGCCATTTTGATCCCGTCGTAACGACTGCCGAACAGGCTAAACACTTCACTTATTCCATTGATGCGCTTCTGTTCATTACCAGCAATATTTGCCGCTCCCTGTGGCGGTGTAATCATTCCTTTAATGGTTTCCGGCATATGTAAAAAATCTCCTGTGCGCTTCGATTCAATTCGCGCCATTGCTCTGACGGATGGCAACAATTCATCAGCAAAACCGTGCTTAAGGCATTCTTTCCCGTCCATCCAGGTTTCATCTTCCAGCATGGCGGTAATTTCCTGTGCTGATTTGCCCGTTTTTCTGGCATAAGCAGGGACTAACACGGTTTCCACCTTATCCAGCAAATCAGCATAATCACGCATATCACCAGCATTTCCGCCAGAGATACCCCACGGCTTATGTATCATCATCATGGCGTTTTCCGGCATCACAACACGATCGCCAGCCATTGCGACCACCGAAGCCATTGAAGCCGCAACACCATCGATATAAACCGTAATGTCTGCCGGATGATTCCGTAGCAGGTTATAGATGGCGATGCCTTCAAACACATCACCACCTGGTGAATGGATCCTCAGATTGATATGTGAAACATCGCCAAGGGCTTTCAGGTCTTCCGCGAACTGCTTTGCAGTAACACCGAAGCCGCCAATCTCCTCATAGATAGATATATCCGCCGCTCCGCGAACATCCGCCGCCTTAATGGTGTACCAGCGATTCATTGTTCCCCCACCGATGCAAAACCATTCTGATTAAGCCAGGTGTTTACGGCATGTCTGACAATCTGCGCCACACCTGGTAATGGTTGATCAGGATGATGATTTATATGGTCGATCCTGTACTGCTTAAGGCGCATAACGGTCTGCGCATCCAGATGAACGGAACCACCTTTTACCTCGCCTGTGTTCAGGTCGTTAATACAATTCACAGTAACTTCCTCTTACTGACTAAACTGCGCGCATTATTGATCGATAAAAGTGGTAGATAAACATATTTCTATCATAAAAATAGATTAATCAGATTCAGACACAAAAAAGCCGGAGAGAATCCGGCATAAATATCCCGCCATCTGAACACGTTTTGCACAGGCAACTCCATCTGGCAGGTGAAAAACAAATTTATTTATATATTTCAATTAATTGCAAACTGGTCTAATGACAGGGAGAAAAAAATATTGTACAGGTGAAAACAGAAATAACTTTTAATTATCAATAAATTACTACACATGCTGCCGCCGCCATGAAAATGCAAAAACCAGCCTTTTTCCGCGACGCTCCCGCCCCGTGGCAGGTCACTACACCGGGAGGACCCATAAAAAAGCCGGATTGCTCCGGCTTCTGTTACTCGTTGCTTAAAACGGTATGTTATCCCCGTACGGATCATCATTTCCCGCCTGTTGTTTTGCTCTGCTCAGTGCATCAGTAGCCTGCCCCTGTTGGCCTTTTTTGCCGCCCGGTCGCGCCGTTCTCGCACTGATTACGCTGTCTGCGATAACCTGCCAGCCCTGCCGCGTCTCCCCGTTCTGTCCGGTCCACTGGCTCACCTGCATGTTACCCGCCACGCTCAGGAGTTCACCCTTGCGGTGCTTTGCCAGTGCTTCGGCCTGTCTGCCAAACGCCAGGACGGATAACCACATCGTCGCCGTTCCGTCATCTGCCTGGCTGCACGGAAGTGGGACCGCCATACTCGCCATCGTCATTTGTGTACCCTTGCTGGTGGTCTTTAACTGCGGGTCAGCCACCAGCCGCCCGTAAGCCGCTATCTGTGCTGTCATGCTGTCTGCTCTCCGGTTTTAACGTTGATGGTTGTCACCTGTTCCGCTTCGGCAATCTCCCGTTCTGTCAGCGTGGCAAAGTTTGCAGCTGCCGTTGTCATGAATGAGCTAATCAGTTCGGGATGTGCTTTCGCATATCCTTCCCCGGCGTTGCGGTCGATGATTTTTATCGACACCCTTAACCAGTGTTCCGTCAAATCAAGGGCGTGCGATTGTGATTTTTTTGTGTGCTTCGCTGTCATAGGCTTTATCTCACAGCAGTAAATTAAAATTTTTGCGTTTTAACCCTTCACCTGTTCACCTTTTGATATTTTATCTTTTAATTCATAATGTTAAGGGGTGAACAGTTTCACAAAAACTATTCACCAACTGTTCACCACTGTTCACCCTTGAAGCTCAATAAACAATCAAAAAGGTGAACAGTGAATAGTTTGGTGAACAGTTCATAAATAACTGTTCACCCTATAACATACTGATACAAAAGATATTTATGACAGGGTGAACAGTGGTGAACAGTTATTCCATAAGTTTAATTTTTGCTATCGTCATTAGTGACCGATACACATGATGGCATCCAGTCTTCTGATTCCTCCGTCAGTGTCACGTTTGAACGCAAACCGTGCTTCGTTTTCCGTTTCATATACTCCCTGCCATATTCCGCCATTGCCCCCGGCATATCTTTACCGAAGCGCGTCAGTGTTACAGGTTTACCAAACCCATGTGCCCTCATATAAGCCAGATAGGCATGATAGAGATACCTGCGTGGGCTGAATGGCACAATTTCAGCATTACCCACTAACAGGCCATCACACATTACCGACGCCATGAGATAGCCGCAGAAGTCCACCAGCGAATCCCCCTCTCGCTTTATCGCCAGTGCTTCTTCAGATTTCTGCTGCTCATATAACAGGCGTCTGGCTTCGTCCTGGTCAGCAAACCGTGTAAGCAGATGGCGAATCACTACCGCCAGCTCACCTTCTATTTTTTCCGCCAGCATTGGATCGCGTTCGTTCTCCGGTACAACTTCCGAAAAATTGAATATCACCCGACGACGTGAGATCCCCCCGCTGCGGTCACTGAATGACATGGCGTTATTGTTAACCGCCAGCACTACTGCCGGAATACGCGTTGAGTAGGGGGCTTTGTGTTTCGGGTCAATTGCCACCTTGTCACCGCCTGTAATGGCCTTAATTCCTGCCCCATCACCAGCGTAGCGGGTCATATCCGGCATGATAATCAGCGAAAAGCCAACCACTAACGCGCGTTCCCTTGCATCTTCCAGCGCCTTCATGCTTGCCGATACTGTGTTGGCCTTACCCGCCAGCATGGTGCAAATCTCCGCCATCACGCTTTTACCACTTCCCCCTGGACCTGTTACCTCAATGAATAACTGCCAGTCGTACCGGTTCGCCAGCACCATGAATAATGCAGCCAGTACGCGATCCGCCTTGCGGTCATTCTCAGCCACCGAACGGCGTAACCACTTCCAGAAATTCGGCGCATGTGTTGCCAGCGTTTCCCCCTCTGCTGGTGGGCTGAAAGGTAATTCACTGGCAATTAACAACCAGTCGTTTTTGTTATGCTCCCGAAAATTACCTGTTCTGGTATCAAATACCCCGTTACTGAATCCAATCAGGTTACGGGCTGTATTCCCCATAACAGGCAAACTTAACTTCATGGTATCGACCGCCGATTTAATGGCGTTCTGCGAATAGCTGATCTCCGCATCAATGAAAATCTGTGCCATAGCTCGCTGTAATTCTTTATCCTGTACTGGCTCCCATACAACGCCGTTGTAATGGTGAACAGTGTCAGAGTCAGCATGAATCGCCAGTTCACCGCCATAATGTGCCAGGAGAACTTCGCCGCGTTGACTTGCTCCCATCTGGTTAAGCGCCAGTGATGAAGCGTTATCGTCTTTTACCCGCTCTTTTTTCTTTACAGGCAGTTCAACTACCTTTTTCTTTTCCGCCTGCTCTGCCCGTTCACGTTCCAGATATTCGCGCCAGTTCTCCCGTTTCTGGCTGTGCATTCCTTCAGGGTAATAATCAGCATCCCTGACACCTGCCGCTGCCAGTTTCTGCCCGATGGTATTAACAAGCCCCGGACGCAATAACCCCGCCTGGTAGAGACGCACGCGATAGCGTCCGTCCGGTACGATTTGCAGGTTGTCCAGTTCGGCAAGTTGTTGCTCTCCAAGCCAGACAGGTGGCACGTTATCGCCAGCCAGTCGCCCGTCCTGTTCCTGCCACTGCTTCGCATGTGCCCACGCATCACTACCCGCAAAAATGATGACTTCCGTCATTTTGTCACGCGGCTGGTGTTTTAAATTTGGCGCTTTTTTCATTTCGGCTCTCTCCACGCGGCAATCATGTTTTTCAGTTCCTGCAGTTTTTTATCCACATCCACACGTGACACATGGTTATTTCTGGAAGTCGGGATTTCCCGCCGGAATCTGCTAATAAAGATCTCCACGTTCAGCGAACTATGAAATGAATAGCCATCACGAATAAAATACACACGGTCAAACATCAGTTCTTTTACCGTTACTCTGTTACCGTTCTTATCCAGATAAATAGCGCCGGGGATAATTTTGGGGTGTGCATAACCGCTGGCAGTCAAGCCAGATAAATATGTTCTCATGATTATTTATCCCCGATTTGAATCAGTATTCGCTTTCTTTATGGCATTTAATGCATCTGTGGCATTTTCAATGGTGCACCGTAACGAAATATCAAACTGCCCAAGCATTGCCAGTAACAAACCGATATTACCCATATCAATGCGCATGGCCTTTTCGTCATAGTCCTCATTTTCTGACGCATGCCACATCAGGCTACCAATTGACGCAACAGCCATTGATATATTGTCAGTAGCCCCATCAGCAGCGGAATAAACCTTTTTAGCAATATCATGCTCACAGTTAAAATGCGGATTAATCAGGTACTGGTAATTTGACATATCAGGCATGGCACACCCCCTGACGAATACGGGCGGCGAATACCATCACGTAGCCAGCCGGGGATTGCTGGCGTGCTTCCTGTTCGCTGGTGGCCTCAATGGTAATCACGCGCGGTTGTGCCGTGCTCAGGGCGATAAAACGCCAGATGTATTTATTCAGGTTGTACGAGTCCCGCCCTTGCGGGTGTCTGGTATAATTTCTCATAGCTGCCTCGATACTGTTGCTATCGTTGGTGGTTAGACGCCCTGCATGTGTGCCACCACTGCGGGGCGTTGTTGCTTGGTGCATCGCACCATTCGTTTTTAACCTATCAGCAAGTGAATCGCACTTCAAGCCTTTCTCTGAAATTTTTTTTGTGTATACTGAATCGCACCAACTTAGAGAGGATTCAGTAATGGCAACAGGTTCAACAAATAATAAGTCGCAACAGTTAAATGCCAGATTCCCGCATGATGTTGTTGCAGACTTAGAAAAAAATTTAGATGAAGGTGAAAGCAAGGCGCAATTTATAGTTACTGCCGTTAAAGGCGAGATCAAACGCCGCCAGCGCCGCAAGGCCAAAGAGCAGGAGTAACCATCACCAGCGCCGTGGTGTGAGTAACTACGGCGCATTGCTATGCAGGACAACACAATGACCGATAAAGAATTGACCAAAACATTATCACCGGCACGGAAAAGACGGCGCAGAAAGATAGAGCATGAATCAGAAAGATTCGCGCCATGTGCTTTTGCTCTTGAGAAATTCCTTAAAGAGCACAGGAAAAAGCTCTCGTTGCAAACCTTGGAACGAACCAAATCTGACTGATCACATTGCCCACCAGCCGCAAATGTGGCATTGTTGGTGATGCGTTCAAGTTTAGTGTGTATCCATTGGCGACCGCCCCCGGTCGCCTTTGTTTTATATGTCATATGCTCCCCTTTACGCTGCCTTGCCTGAATTAATGCGATCCCGGCTTTTAACCCATTCCATAACCTCGGACAGCAGCCAACCTACAGAACGACCGCCCAGATTACGGCGTGACGGGAAATTCCCTTTTTTCTCCAGTTCATAGCGTGTAGTGCGACACACTCCAGTTAACTTACGACATTCATCCTCACGGATTACGCGATCTTCATTTATTTCACGCATACAAAAACCTACATAAAAAATTACGTATATAAACTTTTCTCTTAGCTGTAGATATATGAGATCGGATATTACTTAGATTCTTTTTTCACCTCTTAAATTAAAAACACAACCTTGCTAAAGGCTTTGTTCGCTAAGGTTCGTAGAAGCTCGTTAGTGTTTAAAATCGTGTCACGAGTTTTTAAGCGATGCAACAAAAAATGTCGTTACTTGGCATTACGCTTGAATTATCTCATTAAAAACAAATAGATAAACCATCAAGTGTTGGAACAATCAAGAAACAGAGAATAAAAGTTCAGAAGAAGACATTCCAATTTTTTGATGGTTGACATATATAAAGCGAAGATATTTGCAGATATTTTCCGATATTCTACGATTTATTCACGGCTGTAATCTCTTAAAGAAAAAACAGCCGTAATTTGTCAAGAATTTTGGGGGTAAATTCGCGGGGTCATAACAACGATTTTTTCATCATTGTTCTGGAGAAGCTCGAGACGGTCTACCCATAGATTAAGAGCATCACGTTTTGCATCAAGATAACGGGAGTGGTTATAGACTCGTTGCATCCCCGGCATCTGGTGGGCGGTAAGCTGCTCGACAATATGCGGATCCACGCCTAAATCGTTCAGCATGGTTGTAAATGTGTGCCGGATGTCATGCAACGACCAGGGGGCTTGATTAATGCGTCTGTGTGCCGTTCTTCCGTACTCTGCTACGGATGATTGCCCTTTCAGTTCTCCAAGCAATAAGCCCGTGTGCCTGTTCTTCTCCACCAGCTTCATGACAAACGGCAAGATCGCTTCCGGTATTGGCCTGAATATTGCTACCTTCGTTTTGCTGTGTTCTTTCGGCACAGTCCAGAGCATTTCTTTAAAATCCCATTCCTGAACCTCGGAGCGTCTTAGCTCAGTGGTACGGCATCCAAAGACAATCAGAAGGCGAATTAAGGCGCTGTAGTACGGCGGGAAAATTTTTTCATCCAGTGCGCGGAGTAGCTCGCCAAGCTCCTTGTTTGTTAGCACTCGCTCGCTTATTTCTGCTTTTTTTCCCACATCACCTACGACCATATCATCAAGAACGTTACTGACGGCGTAGCGACGTTTACGGCAGTACTTAAGCGCCTGCTTGCATACCTGCAACAAAAAGCCGGCTGATACCGGATTACGCTTAGCAAGCTGGTCAAAACAGGCCAGCCAGTGGCGTAACTCGCATTTATCCAGCGGCATAGCACCAATCTGGCTGATTATGTGCTTATTGATCCGCCTTTTCAGTGATTCGTGGTCAGTGCGCTTTTCCTTCGCGTATGACTCAAGCCAGTAAGTGATCGCGTCCTTAACCGTTACAGGTGCTAACGCTTCCTGCACTGTGTGATTAAGCTCATGGCGTGGATTTTTCCCCTCCGCCAGCCAGGCGCGACACTGTGCCGCTTTTTCTCTGGCTGCTTTCAGGCTCAGATCGGGATAGTTGCCCAGTCTCAGGCGTTCCGGTGATACCTGCCTGCCAGTTCCGGCCCTGTAAGTGAAATACCAGGTTAACAGGCCATTGGTTGAATGCCTTACGCTAAGGTTGCCACCATCATTAAAAAAGGTGTTTTTTGTGGTTGGTGATCCGCTTAATTTTCGTAAAAGAGTGTCGCTAAGTCTATGAATTGCCCTGCTCAT